TCATGTACCAAGTAATATGATTCTTGTTTATAGTAATCCAAAGATTGATAGCGTGTTGCGTAAGCCACCTCGTGGTTTCCATCGCGTGTTCAACAACGTCACCAAGCAGTATCGTGGTGATGCTAACTGTACAGGGCAGAAGTGTATCGACTGTCAACTGTGCTATAAATTCGACACGACATCCGTCATCGTCGAGCATGTAAAGTAAATTTAACTGGAGTTAAAATTATGTTAGGTGATATTACAGTAGAAGCAACCGTAGATTTAGAGTACTACCGTGATGATGTTATCGATGCGTTACAGCCTGATGACATTGATGATGCGTTGCAATTCCTAGAGGATTGGTGGGGGTTTACTGATGTTGATGTGTTGGGTTGTCTGCTTCAGGACATGGACAGTGATCTGCTCATTGAGAAGCTCAGTCAATGTCTTGATGTTAGTTCAGCATTGACCCTAGTTGAGAGGCTACATGAGTACACTGTTAGCTTTGGTAAGCAACGTGAACAGGCCAAGGACAACCAGATCCAAGACCTGAAGCGAAGGGTTGACGATCTGTTGTCACTCAACCATACTGTAATCAAGGAATCAGAGGAGTTACGTAATGATGTATGATCCAACCAGTGCAGCAGAGTTAGGTGTGTGGCGTCAGCGTATGCGAGACAATCGCGCTAAGAGTCTTAGAGATAGCCGTAGATTCAAGAAGATGTGGGGTAAATCAGACCCAGTTGCCCACTTTATGGATGGTATGGCGGCTGGTTACAACGTGGCACTAGTCCACATAGACCAACTCGTCAGGTGTGCGGAGGCCAAGGAGATACTAGGCATGGAGGAGTTGTCATGAATGTAGAAAACGAAATGGTAGCGGCACTGTTGTTTGTGTCTGTGTTCACTGGTTCATTATTACTATGGGAGTACTTGTCATGAGTATAGTTACATTCGATACCGAGTTACCTAAACATGCGTCACCGTGTGAACGTCCGCTGCTTCAGGCGATGGTGCGCTACCTTGTACACAACTCAGAGAAGTACAGTGTGTCAGTGTGGGATGGCGAAGAGTACAGTATCAAGAAGTCAACCAATGGTAATGACATACTCAATGCTATGTCACATGCAGAAGATGACCACATAGAAATCTATGACAGGGATAGTGGTAAGGACATGGGGTGGTTCTGGTTGATATACAACAACGGGTCAGAGCAGGAACCAATGGTGGTCATCAGTGACTACTCTGTCACACCAACGTGTGAGTTTATCTATGGGTTGTTGAACCGAGACTTTGGAGGAGTTGAGATATGAGTTATTACATAGCACCACAGAGCAAGACCTTAATGGTAGGTGACATCGTTGTTTACCGCGTTGTTAAGCGGCTCAAAGATTTCAAGGCAGAGGAAGGCAAGATGTACCGTGTGTTTAAAAGCAAGCAAGAGATGAACAATAGCATGGTGGTGCCTATTTACTATGGAGTGAACGGTAAATTAAAGAAAGCAAAGTCTGAATTTGTAATGAGGTTTTAACATGAGTGCAGGTATGACACAGCTAGAGGTAGCTAAGGAGTTGGGGGTGTCACGTCAACTGGTGGCACAGATAGAACACAAGGCACTGTGGAAACTAAGACGAACAGGTAAACTAGACAAGTTTCTAACGCTGCTTGAAGCACCTATTGAGGAGTATTATGGGGAAGATACTCGTATTATTACCAGATATAGTGGTAGCAGGTTCTGAGATGTGTGGTACAATAAACTATATAGATACTAAGTACTACTAATTATTATTAATACTATTAGTAATACATATTACTTACTACATAGAGGGTTTTGTATGGAACAGGAGCATGAGCTAAGTCAGATGATTGACGAGCTAGTTGAACGAGACATGGCATCAGTGACTATGTTTGAGGCGTTGTCTTACGTGGCTAGTCTACTTAAGATGGAGTACACTAAGCTATCTTCTGATGAGATAATCAATAAGTATAGTTCTATTAGAGGGGAGTTGCACTGATGGCATTCGTTAAACTACACCAGCAATGTGATGACTGTGGGTCTAGTGATGCACTGTCTCTGAATGAGGACGGATCTAGTTACTGTTTCTCTTGTGCTAAGTTTACCCCGTCAGAGTCCACAGGAGCCACTGTGAGCCACATAAAGGAGAAGGTGGTAGTAGGACAAGGGTTCGACAAAGCGTCCTTCACAGAGCCATACAAGGGCTATCTCGACAGGGGTTTAACAGCTACTACAATGGCGGCATACTCCGCACAGCAGAAGGCAGGCAACGTACTGTTCGGGTATCACACACCGCAAGGTGAATTAACTGCAGTTAAAACTAGGTATCCTGACAAGCAGTTCAAGATAGCAGGTGATTGGAAGAAGGCAGGGTTGTATGGTCAACACATCTTCCCTACTGGTGGTCAGTACATAACCGTAGTGGAGGGAGAGTTCGATGCACTCGCAGCATATCAAATGTTTGGTGGTAAATACCCTGTTGTTTCTATTCGCAATGGCGCTCAAGGGGCTGCTGCTGATTGTCGCAGGGCTTACGACTTTCTCGACCAGTACGATCATATTATCTTTTGCTTTGACAACGACGATCATGGACGTTCTGCTGCGTTAGAGTGTGCTGACATCTTTGGTGGCAAGTCTAGGATCTATCATCATGGTGAGCATAAGGATGCGTGTGACTACCTAGTCAACAGTGACAAGGATGAGTTTGTTAAGCGATGGTGGGCGGCTAAGACGTATACACCTGATGGTATGGTGATGTTGGGGTCACTGCGTGAGACACTGAAGAAACCCTTAGAGGAGGCAGAGGTACGCTATCCATACAAGGGACTAGATGACATGACGTTTGGTGTTAGACCTACCGAGCTAGTCACTATCTGTGCTGGCTCTGGTCTAGGTAAGTCCACGTTCATGCGTGAGCTAGTGTTCTCAATACTAGGACAGACTAACGACAGAGTAGGACTAGCGTTCCTTGAAGAGACACCAGACAGGACAGCGCGTGGTCTAGTAGGACTACAGATCAACAAGCCTATCCACTTACCCGGATGTGACTACTCACCATCAGAGGTAGATCAGGTGTTCGACAGCCTTGACCTTGATGATCGTGTTGTGTTGTGGGATACGTTTGGTTCTAACAAGATAGAGAATGTACTGGCACGATTCAGATACCAGATCAAGGTGCTGGGTGTGAAGTACATTGTACTAGATCATATATCAATACTAGTATCAGACCAAGACAATGGTGATGAGCGCCGCGCCATAGATGAGATCATGACCAAGCTAAGAATGTTCTGTCAGGAGATGCACGTATGTATGTTTGTTGTTTCACACTTAAAAAGACCAGACGGGAAAGGACATGAGGATGGAGCCTATACTAGTCTGGGTCAGTTGCGTGGTAGTGCTGCAATTGCTCAGTTGTCTGATATTGTGGTTGGGCTAGAGCGTAATGCACAGGCAGAGGATGAGATGGTACGTAACACAACCAATGTGCGTGTGTTGAAGAACAGGTTCAGTGGCATGACTGGCCCTGCTACGTCTTTGATGTATAATAAAGACACTGGTAGGTTAACGGAGGTAATGGGGTGAGGTGTAAAGCCTGTGACAAGATCATGAGTAACTATGAACTGACCAAGAAGTTTGATGGTAGTGGTGAGTTTGTAGACTTATGTAATGAGTGTAGTAGGTTCCTTGCTGACGATGACATAACGACAGTAGGTAACGTAGACTACGCTGACCTGTATGACTTAGAGGAGATACGAGATGTCGAAGATGAGCCGCTGGATTATTACCCAGTACCAGACACAGGAGATGCAGACGAATGGTAATGAACTTACAGATGAACAAAGACTTGATCTGTCCTACTACGAATATAGTGTATCTGGATATCGAAGCGAACGGATTGGATCCGACAGAGATACACTGTGCAGTGACGAAGAGGCCAAACGAAGTAGCCTTGACGCACTTATCTAGCAGGAGTTTAGCTAATGAAATACAAAAAGGTGGGCAGGTATGTGGACATAATCTTATTGGTTACGATCTTCCTGTTATGCTTAAACTGTGGGGCATCCATGTACATAGAGATAGAGTCATCGATACTCTCGTGATGTCACGTCTGTTTCGTCCTGACCTTGACGGTGGTCACAGCCTAGCTGCATGGGGTCAACGCCTTGGGTTTGCTAAGGGTGACCATGATGAGTGGGACGTACTGTCTGATGAGATGATTGAGTACTGTAAGCGTGACGTTGATGTGACTGAGAAGTTATACAACAAGCTAGTAGAACAGATGCAGATGCTTAAGTTTAGTAAGCATTGTGTTGACCTTGAACACAGCACTGCATTCATATGTAAAGATCAGGAAGACAACGGGTTTCAATTCAAGAAGCAGGATGCTGTTGCTCTGTACTCAGAGTTAACTACCCGTATGGACAGAATAGAAAGAGACTTACAACAAGTGTTCCCACCCATAGTAGAGGAGAGGTACAGTGATAAAACACAGAAGAGACTCAAGGACAAAGTTACGGTATTCAACGTCGGTAGTAGACAACAAATTGCAGAGCGGCTTACTAGCAAGGGCGCTGTGTGGAAGGAACTCACTCCGTCAGGACAACCAAAGGTCGATGAGTCAACCCTCAAGAAGCAGACAGACATTCCCGAAGCAAAGATTATTCTCCGTTACCTTCTCTGCCAAAAACGCGCCTCTCATGTGGACTCGTGGATTAAAGCAGTGGGCGAGGACTCACGCATACATGGACGGGTCAGACACATCGGCGCTGTCACAGGAAGGATGGCACACTCCTCTCCAAACTTGGCTCAGATACCTAGTGTAAGGGCTGAGTATGGTAAGCAATGTCGTGAGTTATTTACAGTACCTGAAGGTCACGTTCTTGTGGGCGCTGATGCTAGTGGGCTTGAGCTACGTATGCTTGCACACTACATGGATGATGCCGACTACACCAACGAGATCCTTACAGGTGATATCCACACAGCCAACCAGAAAGCAGCAGGACTAGCAACAAGGGATCAAGCTAAGACATTCATCTATGCGTTCTTGTACGGTGCAGGTAATGCTAAGATAGGTGAGGTGGTAGGCTCTACCAGTGGAGCAGGGAAGAAACTCAAAGAGAGGTTCTTAGAGAACACACCAGCACTGGCTGATCTAAGAAAGTCTGTGCTTGAGGATGGTGAGTCTGGTTCTCTTGTTGGTCTAGACGGTAGACGGTTGAGTGTACGCTCAGCACATGCCGCACTGAACACACTGCTACAGGGTGCTGGTGCCATAGTAATGAAGCAAGCAATCGTTATCCTGTATGATCTGTTGGACAACGTAGACTTCAGGCTAGTCGCACAGGTACACGATGAATGGCAGATAGAATGTAAACCAGAAGACGCAGACTTTATCGGTAAGTCCTGTGTTAACGCAATGATATTCGCAGGTGAAGTCCTGCAACTGAACTGTCCATTGGACGGAGAGTATAGAGTTGGTAATAGTTGGGCAGATACCCACTAGCACAATTCTATTTTATGTGGTATAATAGTAGTGTAACATTAACTAGCAGGAGAAATGCTATATGTCAGACCAAGCACCCAATGTAATGGTTAACTGTGATTTGTATTGGCCTAACCTGACTCACAAGAATGAGTTAGCAGGTAAGTATACAGTTGATCTTTCTAATCTATCTGATGCTGCTGTAACTGCGTTGGAAGATATGGGACTTAACATCAACAACAAAGGAGATGATCGCGGTAACTACATCACCTGTAAGTCTAACAACAAGTACCGAGCCTTTAAGCCTGATGGTAATGAGTTGCTTATCAAGGGACGTACACCACGAGATGACACAGACGATCCAGAGTCAGGTGTTATTGTAGGTAACGGCTCTAAGGCTAAGTGTCTTCTTGGATACTACGATTGGGAATACATGAAGAAGAAGGGACGCAGTGCTACACTCAAGCGTCTGGTTGTTTCTGATGTTGTCGAGTACACCCAAGAAGTAGAAGAGATGGACGCTCTGTGATACTGATTGACGGTGACATGCTGGTGTATCGTATAGGGTTTTCTTGTGACGATGAAAGTGAAAGCGTTGCAACGAAGACCCTAGACAATTACCTATCTGAGATGGTCATGGATCTATCTGACCACTACGACACCAGCGTTGTTTATCTTACTGGCAAAGGCAACTTCAGGGACGAGGTTGCTACCACCCTTCCATACAAAGGTAATCGTAAAGACAACCGTGTGCCTGTACACAAACAATTACTACGTGACTTCATGGTCAGTGAATGGAATGCACAGGTTGTTAACGGTATGGAAGCTGACGATGCTATTGCTATCAAGGCTACTGAGCTAGACCACAAAGCAATCATCTGTTCGTTGGACAAAGACTTCAAGCAAGTACCATGTCCTATGTATGATTACACCAAAAAGATTTTAACTCCAGTTAAAAAAGATGACGCTATTCGGTGGTTATATAAGCAAGCACTGATGGGTGATCGTGTTGATAACATACCGGGCATCTATGGTGTTGGCCCTAAGAAAGCAGATAAGATTATTGATCCTTGTACGACTGAGTGGGAATGCTATAGCACTTGCCTAACTCACTACTGGGACAATGACTTAGATGAGTGTAGACTGTTAGAGAGTCTTAGTCTTCTGTATCTGTTGCGTTCACCCAAAGACAAGTACGAGAAACCAAGTGAAGTTTGATTCTAAGTTTGAGAAAGAAGCCTATGCCTTGATGGTGGGCTGTGAGTATCATCCTTCACAAACACTAGAGTACGTACTGCCTAAGACGTATGAGCCTGACTTTGTTTACAAGACAAAAAGTAAGACCATATGGATAGAAGCTAAGGGCAGGTTCCGTACATCAGATGAGGCACGTAAGTATGTCTACATTGCAAAGACGCTTGGCTCAAAGGAGGAGTTGGTATTTCTCTTCCAAAAACCAAAGACCCCAATGCCGGGATCCCGCAGAAGAAAGAACGGTACACGCTACACAATGGAAGAGTGGGCAGCAAAGCAAGGGTTTAGGTGGTACACCCTCGACACATTACCAGCAGGATGGACAAGATGAGACATCTAGTAATACCTGACACACAGATAAAACCAGACAAACCTATGGATCATATGCTCTGGGCAGGCAAGTACGCATGTGCTGTTAAACCTGACACCATCATACACATAGGTGACCACTGGGATATGCCATCGTTGTCATCGTATGATGTAGGTAAGAAGTCCTTTGAAGGGCGGCGCTACTCTGCTGATGTTGAGGCAGGTAACGAAGCAATGCAGTTGTTCACAGATTGCATACGTGCTGAACAGGCACGACAGCGTAAGCTCAAGAAGAAGGTATGGCGACCTAGACTTATCTTTACAATGGGTAACCACGAGAACCGCATAGAACGTGCTGTTGAGAACGATGCTAAACTAGAAGGGTTGATGAGCTATGAAGACCTTAACCTCAGAGGATGGGAAGTACATCCATATCTTCAGCCAGTTATTGTGGATGGTGTCGCTTATTGTCATTTCTTCACTAGTGGGGTTATGGGTCGCCCAGTATCAAATGCAAAACTACTGCTCCAAAAGAAACATATGTCATGTGTTATGGGACACGTACAAGATAGAGATATCGCATTCGACAGAAATGCAGCGGGAGAAAGAATGACTGCTCTGTTTGCTGGTATCTACTATCAACACGATGAGGAGTATCTTAATCCTCAGACTAATGGTTCATGGTCAGGGCTATGGGTATTCAACGAGGTAACTGATGGTTCCTTTGATGAGATGCCTGTATCGATGACGTATCTGCGGAGGAAGTACGGTGCTAACTCTTGATGAAATACTAGAGCGTGTCGCTGCTAGGTATGATGAGGTAACTATCATGGAGGCTTTAGAGATAACAGCCGAAGAGTTAGTAGAAAGATTCTCAGATAAGGTGAACACTAACAGTTGGAAGTTTGACTTAGAGGAAGAACATGAGCATTGATAACGCAACACCAGCAGAGTGGGATGCACTTCCATCAGGACAAAAGAAGTGGGTCAAGGTAGATGTGATTGATAAGCCAGAGCATTACAACAAAGGTGGCATCGAAGCTATCGACTACATCAAACAACAACTAGGAGATGACTTTAGTGCTTACTGCGAAGGTAACGTACACAAGTACATACATAGGTACAAGTACAAGAACGGAGTAGAAGACTTACGTAAAGCCCGTGTCTATCTAGAATGGTTGATAAAGAGTATGATAGAATGAAAGTCGTAGAGGGTAGTTTTGGTAAAGGCAAAGAGGATAAGGATGAGATACTAACGTCTGAGTTTCTTTCTGCTTTTGTAGTTAGAGCAATGCAGCATGAAGAAGAAGGTAAGTCATTCAAGGTAGCTGTCATCATGTACGAAGATGGTGAGATGTTTGAAGTAGCATCTAATGAACAGTACCCAGATGGTGTCTTTATGTTATTACAATTAGCATCACAAGCAATATTAAACGAGACATTAGGAGTAACAGAATAGATGGACGCATATCAACAATACATACACAAGTCACGCTATGCCAGATACTTACCAGAGGAGCAGCGTAGGGAGACTTGGGAAGAAACAGTAGACCGTTACGTTAACTTCTGGGTGGACCGAGGACACCTTAATGACTTTGATGTATCAGAGATCACTAAGGCTATATATGAGCTAGACGTTATGCCCAGCATGAGGGCGATAATGACCGCTGGGGAAGCACTAGACCGTGACAACGTAGCAGGCTTTAACTGTGCTTACCTGCCTATAGATAACCCTAGATCATTTGACGAACTTATGTACATCCTTCTGTGTGGCACAGGCGGAGGCTACTCAGTAGAACGTCAGTACGTAACAAAGTTACCAGAAGTGGCCGAGGAATTCCATGAAACAGACACAGTTATTAATGTTGCAGATTCGAAAATCGGATGGGCGAAATCGTTTAGGGAGTTGGTATCACTTCTTTATTCAGGTCAAATTCCCCAATGGGACGTTAGCCGAGTACGACCT